AGAAACCTAGGAGATGGTTTCAAAGGTGCCTCAGAGACTTGTAAGTCTGCTGGCGTAGATTTCTCTACGACTGACCATTTTAGCCGTAAGCTGGATGGACAACCCGTTCACCACAGTGTGTGTTTAGTGACTTCAGACAGTTTATAGCAATACTGCCAACTCAGCTCCCGCCTCAGAAAACCGGAGGGAGATGCGGAAGGGGAGGTTTCAGAAAGCACCTTCCGCCCATTCGTTACCGGCGAACCAATCTGTATCGTCAAAATCATGGTCTTCCGCCGATAACTCTAAACGAGAGGCCTCAGGCTCGGGTAACTCCGCCACATTCGTATGGCGGCATGACCCTGTCAGTTCCGAACCGTCTACTTGATAGAACGGTAGGAAGCGGAACAGTCTGAGATTTGAACGCGCTCTCTCGCTGGGACTTTTGTGACCTCGTTCCCGTCGATTCTGCTTGTGAGACCTTCGTCTCTGCTTCTTCGCCTCCACCAAACGAGCCAGTTGGAGTTCGACGTTTGTCATTGCACCTACGTTCAATTCCATATTTCTTTCGCTGTTTGTTGGAATTTACACGCTCAACCCTGAACTCTGTACTACAAAACGAATTGATCAATTCGCACTGACGACGATCTGAATAGTAGAGTTCTTTGTAGGACTGGAAATTAGCGGTGTACTTCTTAAAGGCGCCTAGCATTAAAGCAGCCTCTTCCCCAGACTTCTTGTATTTCAATTCGAAGAAAATCGAAAGTTGATCGATACACGACTGAGACATTCGGTCCAAAAACTTCAATCGATCAACAAAGCTCATGAAGTGAGCAAACAAGAATTCATCATTGTCAGAATAGGGAATTTTCTTTGTTCCTAACCGCTGAACCTCGCGCAATGGATCTGGAACGGAAAATGTGTTACCAAACTCGTCAGAGAGTAAGAACTTCGAACAAATATATGGTACTGCAGGTTCCATCACCTTAGCTTCCATGTTGAAAAGAGTTGTGAACCGGTCATCTCCATCCTATCCTCGCCGGTTCGGTTGGCATGATGACCCTCTCTCTGAACGGGCACATTTGCTGCCTTATTAGCTTTCAGCCTTGCATCTGTGTTGCTATC